CGGGCCTCCACCTTTATGGTGGAGTTCTTCCGATGCACCCGGGCTTAAGTGCCACACCTGGTAGAAAACTACCAGAGACTCTGATTAGCTAAATCAGTTTCTCATCTTCCGTTAGGAAGACGGGTTCTGATCAACTTCAGAATCCACTCTTACCTCCATATGGGAGATCTCTATATGTCCAACGGCTACACCAAACAGCGGAGTAGTTGGAGCCTCCATAACCTAGGAAAGGTAACACTTTCCAATTTGGAAATGGATTCTCGTGACTATTCCACTGCTCAATGGGGTACCGTTGAGCAAATCTCCGGAGCGGGCCATCCGTGGTACTCAACTAAGAAGTTGCGTGCCGCTGGTGGATTCCGCGATGTTGGTGGAACAATGGAAGTACGTCGAGTTAAAACCTCGATGTACCCAGTGCCTGTTTCTATAGGAACAGGAACAAAAGGTACTCCTAGCTATAATGCATTCAATGGACAATTTGTCCCTGATGTGCACATTCGCCAAGGTACCTTCGTTTCTCCACCTTCCCTTCCAAACATTGTGCCATCCTCTACTGTGATGGCCCAAGGTACGAAAGGCTGGAACAAGTACAAACCCACTCACCAAGCGGGTAGTCTTGGCCAGGCAATCGGAGAGTTGCGTGAAGGACTCCTTCCTGTTAAGCTAAGTCAAATCCATGACCTTCGGCACGCCTTTAAAGACTTGAAGTCTTTAGGCAAAGCCGTTGGTGGTGGACACCTGGCTGCAGTATTTGGAGTCCTTCCCCTTGTTCAGGATATTAAGGACCTTGCTCGCAATGTCCATAATATGGATAAAAATATCCAGCAGCTTGCCCGTGATAACGGCAGGCTGATCCGACGTGGGGGCATTATAGAGATCACTGAGTCCGAATCGAACACTATAATTGAGGGTAGTGGACAAAACTCGTTCATCTATCCCAATGTTCATGTCGGCCTCTGGCAACCAGGCACGAAGAGTAAGAAGTACACGTCTGTTAAGACTAGTACGACCTATCGCTTCTCTGGCAGATTCCGTTACTGGATTGACCCTAGCCGTTTCGGCTATAAGGGAATTCCAGATCGGTATCAATTCCAGTTGAGTCGCATAGCGTTTGGACTGGATCCTACGGATCTCAGTACTTACTATGAACTCATGCCTTGGTCCTGGTTAATAGACTGGGCGGTCCCATTAGGACCGATGTTGGAGAACTTCTTCAACGACAGTCTAGATAACCTTGTCGCAGACTACGCCTACGTTAGTGCTCATCAGAACACTACGGAGAACGTTAAAGTCACGTCAGTTCTAAATGACGGGCGTATCATCGGTCCTATGTCCGAACAGGTCATAGAGACTAAACAACGATACGCTGCGAGCCCATATGGATTTGGCATTCTCTTATCAGACCTCAGTCTGAAAAGGCTTGCCATTTTAGCGTCGCTAGGCCTCACTAAGCTCTTCTAGAGCCTAGGAACAACCCTTGTGACGCCACTTTGTGTGTGTTAACTTCTCAAGGAATCGTGCCATGCTGGCAGACCCTCAATCAGTGACCATCAATAGCGTTGCAATTTCTTTGCCTGCTATTGGCCGTGGGGTGAATAACTCCGTCTATCAATCGACTGACGGTGCTACTCGCCTGTCTATTTCCCATCAATATGGGAAGAGGACACGTCGTACCGCGCGCTTGGATTATTCCAAGATCGTGGCCGACCCCCTAGTGTCGACGCAGAACCAAAAGGTTTCTATGTCGACGTATCTCGTCATCGACCACCCTATTACTGGGTTGACCAGTGCCGAGATCAAGCAGGTCGTGGATGGCCTTACGGCTTTCCTGACTGCTTCTACGGGCGCCAAGGTTACCAACATTGTTGGCGGGGAGTCGTGATGTCTGACGAAACGTCGGCATCGCTTGTCCCTCCAACTGTCGTTGGAAAGGTCTCTCTTCTTGTTCAAGCAGCACTCACTCTGTTGAGTTTTGTGAAGAAGAAGAAGAAGAGCTAATACACTGAGTGGGTCACACATGGCTATGGAGATCCTAACACATGTCCATCAGGAATGTGCACGATCTGAAAAGCCAGATGCGACTGCTTGAGTGTGTCCTCGCAGATGCGAGTACATGGTGTAGCACTAGCACCACCCGAGATTTTAACACGATCTCGAGACGTGTCGAACACGAAGGGTTCTCGTTTTTAACGATTACCCTGCCAGCCTTCTGTCAAGACTTCGAAAGAAGTCTCGAAGATGGTTGTGTCGGACCAACTTCTTTTGTGGGTTTCCACAAAAGAGGGGCTCTCCCCGCATTTCTGCGAGGTTTGCTCGTCCAAGTGTTCGATGCTAGTGCGGGTACGCTTCTCAACGAGGCGAATCCACTTGCGGTGCATGCTATCAGACAGATATGCTTGCTCCACAAAAAGGTTCTCCTTGAATGTTCATCTGAACGTATTAGGAGTTCCTATGGAAACTTCGTCGAGACTGACCATACCGTGCGAACTTTTGAAGAGTCTCTCAACCAATTCTGGAGTTCTACTCCGGAACAGATTAGAGGACCTTCTAGAGTTGCCCGTGACCCTGAATGCGACATGGAGAAAGGCGATTCGTCGCCCCTCCCTGCCACTGGGGGATCTTACCACCATACAAGTGTTTTTGTGCATGGGGAAGATAGAAGGCCTAGTGCCCCTCTGGAGTTGGAAACATTTAGAATTGTTTCAGGACTCCTTTGGGGACAACTCTTTAGTGCCGATTCTTTTGGAATCGATCCTAGACGAGTTGTGCCTCGACACGGACCTGGTGCCACGTCTGAGCGACTTTCTGCAAATGGAAGGTACGCTCAGCAACGATGGCCTCAGCGCTTGGATACCTGGTTCCCTGCTTCAGACTTTCTTGTTCCTAACTCAGGATACATCGAAGAACTGAACGAGATCCAGATGGTCGACCCGGAACATGAACTACCCGTTCGGGTAGTTGCAGTTCCTAAGACGCTGAAAGGACCAAGAATCATCGCTATTGAACCAGCGTGCATGCAATATGCACAACAGTCCATACTCGAGATTCTTGTCAAGAAACTGGAGTGCTATCGTTTTACGAAGCACAATATAAATTTCACAGATCAAACTGTGAACCAGAATCTTGCACTAGTCTCCTCTAAGACTGGTCGTCTTGCGACGATCGATCTAAAGGACGCTAGTGATCGCGTTTCATCTCGGCTCGTCTGGGAGATGCTCGCTTCACAACCTCACTTTCGTGAGCTAGTGTTCGCTTGCCGCTCTCGTAGAGCTGATGTTCCGGATATAGGTATTCATACTCTATACCGGTTCGCGTCTATGGGTTCTGCTCTTTGTTTTCCCATTGAAGCTATGGTGTTTTACACCATTTGCGTCTCTGCGATACTCAGAGCAAAGCGCCTCCCGCTCACTGTCAGATCACTATTAAAAGTGAAAGACAGGGTGCGTGTCTACGGGGACGATATCATCGTTCCTGTGGAATATGTGCCATCTGTCATAAGTGAGCTCGAATGGTTTAACCTTCGAGTGAACACCAACAAGTCTTTCTGTTCTGGTAAGTTCAGAGAGTCTTGCGGGTTGGATGCCTTTGACGGTGTACCAGTTACTCCGGTATACTGTCGTGAGGTCCTTCCACGTGACAGACGTAACGCCGCAGGGCTCGTAAGTACAGTCTCGCTAGCTAATCAGCTTTACAAAGCTGGCTACTGGCAAGCTGCTGCTCACGTGCGGTCCGTCGTAGAACGCATAGCAATCGTTCCACACGTATCGGAAAACTCTGCCATCTTAGGTTGGAACTCGTACTTTCATAAGTATGAGGTCCAGTCTTGGGATAAGCATCTACACCGCTGGTCCGTTAAGGGCCTCGTTGTAGACACCAAGACAAGGAAAGATCCACTAAGTGGATACCCTGCCTTGATGAAGTTCTTCCTCAAACGTGGTAAAGATCCTTACCATGATGAGAAGCACTTGGAGCGTTATGGACGCCCCTTAGCCGTCTACACCAAGCTAAGGTGGGCTACTCCTTATTGAAATATAAGGAAGTAGAGGTCTTACAGACGTGTGTCGTCCTTAATCGGACGCCCCTCGACTTGTAAGTTAG